ACTTCAGCAGTTGTTACTGATTTAGATTTATTAGCAACAGCAGGAAATGTTACAGCTATGGGATTACTTGGTAATTCTACAACTGTAGCAAACATGGCTTTATTAGGAACTGCTGATGCAGTTTCAGATATGAACACTCTTGCGACTGCACCAATCGTTGCAGATTTAGCAATGTTAGCAGAGACTGACATTGTTGCGGACTTGGCACAATTAGCGACAACAGATTTTGTTTCAGACTTAAATGCTATTGAAGCTGTCAAAGCCGATGTAACAACAGTTGCAGATAATCTTGCAGGAGTAACCAGTTTCGCAGAACGATATAGAGTTGGTACTACAAATCCTGCATCTTCATTAGATGAGGGAGATTTATTCTATAATTCTACGGACAATGCTCTCAAATATTACAATGGAACAGGTTGGGCAAGTATTACCGCAGGAATTGGAAGTTTAGCAGATGACACTACACCTGAATTAGGTGGAGATTTAAGTTTAAATGGAAACAATATAGATTTTCCAACAACAGCAAATATTTCAGATTGCCTAGATGAAGATACAATGTCTTCAGATAGTGCAACAAAATTAGCCACGCAACAATCAATTAAAGCATACGTTGATAATGCGTCAGGCAAAACAGAATTGTATGGTTTTAAGAAAACTAATGGCACAGGAAGCCAATTAGAAGATTTAATTATGACCTATACAAATGGTGCAGATGATATTTCTGTAGCAAACAATGATGGTACTCAATCAGATTTATATGATGAAAGTATTATCGCAAATCAAGGACTTACTTTTTCAGTAGCTAGTAATGGCAACCTGACAGTAACAGTCTAATCAATAATAATAAATAAATAAGGAGAAAATAAAAAATGGCAACAATTAATTTAGGTAGAATTAAGCCAGTATTCAGAGGAGCATACGCAGGTGGAACTGCTTATGTAATTGACGATATAGTTACGTCAGGAGACGAAACTTTCATTTGTATACTAGCTTCAACAGGCAACGCTACTTCCAATGCTACCTATTGGACAAAATTAGCGGCTAAAGGAACAGATGGTACAGATGTCGGAACAACAATTACGACACAAGGAGATGTTCTTTATCGTGATGGTTCAGGTCTAGCAAGATTAGCGGCAGGAACTTCAGGACAATTTTTAAAAACACAAGGTGCTGGAGCAAATCCAGTATGGGCAGGTTCAGGATTAGCAATGCAGTCTGTCGTAACAGGAACAACTTTAACAGCAGTAGCTGGAAAAGCATATCCGATTAATACGACTTCAAATGCTTGTACTATAACTTTACCAGCTTCGGCAAGTGTCGGAGATGAATTAAAATTTATAGACTACGCAAGAACTTGGGGAACAAATGCAGTAACAATAAATACAAACTCATTAAACTTTCAAGGAGGTACAACTCCTAATCCAGTTTATAATACCAATTTACAATCAGTTACAATCGTTTATGTAGATGCAACACAAGGTTGGATACCAACAGTTGATGAT